GTGCTACCTAAAAGTAGACATGGATGAGGATGGCATTGCAGAGCTAAGAAAGATTGTATTTGCTGGTTCAGAGATTCTAGACAATGAAGAAGTGGACTTTGTTCCTTTTGCTTCAATCTGCCCTATCCCTATGCCACATAAGTTCTTTGGTCATAGCTTGGCAGACAGAGCAACAGACTTGCAATTGATTAAGTCTACAGTTACTCGTCAAATCCTAGATAACTTATACCTAACAAATAACTCTCGTATGGGTGTTGTTGAAGGTCAGGTAAACCTAGATGATATGCTAACTGTGACTGCTGGCGGTGTGGTTCGTATTAAGAACCCTAATGCAATCGTGCCTTTGTCAGTTCCACCAACAGCAAGCCAATCTTTCCCAATGTTGCAGTATTTAGACCAAGTTCAAAGCAAGAGAACTGGTGTCAATGATGCTCAACAAGGCTTAGACCCTAACATTCTACAAAATACTACTGCTACAGCAGTTGCAGCTATGCAATCCGCAGCAGCAGGTAAAGTAGAGATGATTGCTCGTATCTTTGCAGAAACAGGTGTAAAAGACCTATTCGAGAAGATTCTAGCCCTACTATGCAAGTATCAAGACAAGGCTCGTATCATTCGTTTGCGTGGCAAATACATCTCTATTGACCCAAGAGAGTGGGTAAATGGCTTTGACTTGTCTATCAATGTAGGTCTTGGAACTGGTAACAAACAAGAACAAATGGCTATGGTAGCTATGGTTCTACAGAAACAAGAGCAAATCTTGGGAACTCAAGGCTTTAATAACCCATTGGTAACATTGACTCAGTATCGTGAAACTCTAGGTAGATTTATTGAAGCTGCTGGATATAAAGACAATAGTGAGTTCTTCAAAGAGATTCCACCAGAGCTAGAGCAAGCAATTGCTAATCCACAGCCACAGCAAGCACCTGTAGACCCAGCAGTTCAAGCCTATATGGCTCAAGCTCAAGCTCAGATGCAGATTGACCAAGCTAAGGCTCAACAGCAGATGGCTCTAGACCAACAAAAAGCTCAGTCTGACATTCAGTTGCAAAGAGAGAAAGCAGCAGCAGATATTCAGTTAAAGAGAGAAAAATTAGCAGCAGATTTAGAATTAAAGACAGCAGAGTTCCAAGCCGAAGCACAGTTTAAAGCTATGACTATTGGTGCAGGTATCTCTAATAACCCTAACATTCCTAATCTATGAACAAAGCTGAAAGAGCAAAAGTTTTATTAAGTGACGAGTTCCTGATGGAGCTTGTGGAAAATCAAAAACTGTTGTATAAAAACAACATATTCAATAGTGCTGAAGATGATGTTGAATTAAGAGAGAAATCTCTCATCAAATACAGGTCTATTGAGGAACTTCTTAGTTCAATCCAAGCTATCGCTGACGATAAGCAGATTAAGCAAAAGAAGTGGAAGATTTTGTAAACAACCGAGAGGTAAAAAATGAGTGAAAACACCAATCCGCAAGGAAGTGTAAGTGTAAACGAAGCCGCTAGTGCATTTTTGTCTTTGATGGACTCACCTACTGAGGAAGCGCAAGCTCAACCAGAGGTAGACCAACAAGAGCAAGAATCTGAAGAAGTTGAGTATTCAGCAGAAGCAGAGGATAGCTCAGAGGACTACACAGATGAAAGTGCAGAAGAAACTGAAGCTGAAGAAGAAGTAACCGAAGAACCTCAAAAGTTCAAAGTCAAAGTAGACAATGAAGAAATAGAGGTCACCTTAGAGGAACTTCAACAAGGTTACAGTCGCACAAAAGATTACACAAAGAAAACTCAGGCTTTGGCTGAAACTCGTAAAGCTGTGGAAGCAGAGAAAGCGAGAATCGAAGAAGCTAAACAGTTGCGTGACACCTATGCTCAAAGACTTCAAGTAATCGAGCAGATGCTCAATCAGAATCCTGACAATGAGAATCTAGCTGAGTTGAAAGAGTCAGACCCTATTGGCTATGCCATCAAGGTCGCTGAGAGAGCAGAAAGAGAAAAGCAACTACAGGCAGTTCAAGCTGAGAAACAGCGTATTGCACAACAGCAACAAGCTGAACAGCAAGAATACCTAAAGAATCACTTAGCTAGTGAAGCGCAGAAGCTCAAGGAGTGGATTCCTGAGTTTAGAGATGAAGTGAAGGCAGATATAGCTCGCAAAGAGATTAAGGCTTATGCCAAATCTATTGGTTTTAGTGACCAAGAACTTGCGAATGTCTATGATGCCAGAGCAGTCCAAACGCTTTATAAGGCTATGCAATACGAGAAGTTAATGAAGGGCAAGACTGTGGCTACTAAGAAGGTTACAGAAGCTCCTAAGACTCTCAAATCTGGTGCATCTCAACCACAGGGAACATCAGAACAAGAAGCGATTAAAAAGCAGTTCCAGAAACTCCGCCAAAGCGGTAAGAAACAGGATGCTGCTAAATTATTTGAAAAATTCATTTAAAGGAAAAGAGAAATGGCAACATATACAAAATATGACGCAGTTGGTCAGCGTGAAGATTTAACAGATGTAATCTACAACATCAGCCCAACAGATACACCAATCATGTCATCTATTGGCAAAACTAAAGCTACTGCTGTAAACCACGAGTGGCAAACTGACAGCTTGGCTGCTGCTACAACAGCTAACGCATTAGTTGAAGGTGCTGACGCTACTTCTGCTACATTGTCACCAACAACTCGCTATGGCAACTTGACACAAATCGTAGGTAAGACTGTTCAAGTTTCTGGCACTTTGGAAGCTGTAGACAAAGCTGGTCGTAAGTCTGAGAAGGCATACCAATTGGCTAAAGGCTCTGCTGAAATCAAGCGTGACATTGAAACAATCATTACAGCTAACCAAGCTAAAGTTGCTGGTGATGGTTCTTCTACAGCTCGCAAGATGTCATCATTGTTATCTTTCATCAAGACAAACACTTCAGTAGGTTCTGGTACAACTACTGCTGGTGCTGACCCTACAACTATCGGTGTTTCAGCTCGTGTTGATGCTGACACAACTCGCACTTTCACAGAAACAATGTTGAAAGAGGTTGTTCGTGAAGTATTTAGCTCAGGTGGCACACCTTCAGTATTGTTCGTATCTCCAGCATTGAAGCAAACTGTTTCTGCTTTCACAGGTTTGGCAGCTCAACGCTATCAAGCTCCTGTAAGCGGTCAAGCTACAATCTTGGCTGGTGCTGACATCTATCAATCTGACTTTGGTCAAATCAGCATTGTTCCAAACCGCTTCATGCGTACTCGTGACGCTTTGGTATTAGACCCAGAATATGCAGCATTGGCATATTTGCGCCCATTCCAAACTAACGACTTGGCTAAAGCTGGTGACTCAGAAAAGACTCAAATCTTGGCTGAATTGACACTTGAAGTTAAGAACGAAGCAGCTCATGGCGGTGCTTTCGACTTGAACGCAGCTTAATTGACTATTGCAAAATAGTTGGTAGAATTGGGGGTGGAGAAATCCATCCCCATTTTTCTACAGGAGAGGAAATTGTCTAAGATTGGCAATCTCGAAGCAAGCAATGGAGTTATAAGAACTGTCTTAGCGGATGGTGAAGGTGGAGTGATTATCGAGTCTAAAGTAGACTTGAGTGACTTTATCGAACATAACAAAGCACAATACAACCAAAATAGTGGTAGAACAGGCTGGTCTGGGGAGTTATATGACCCTAAGAACAAGATAGCATCTATCCCTACTGTCATAGTTGATGAATTAAACAAAAAAGGCATTATGCGTGGGTATCATGTAATTGATGTTCCAGCTTTCAGAAGATGGCTTAATGACCCTGACAATGTGGTATTCAGAACTAGAGGTGGTGTTGTATGAAGGTTGGAATTTGTATTCCTGCACGAGGAATGATGGAAGTAGGAACTGCCTTTGATTTGGCAGCTTTGGTGAACTATACAAACAAGAATAGCAAGGTAGAGATGAATCTCTATACTTCTATGGGAACTTTGATATTTGACCAAAGAAACAATATGGTTCAATCAGCTCTAGAGGACAAGTGTTCTCATATTCTGTTTATTGATGCAGATATGAGATTTCCTAAAAATACATTGAATAGACTACTTAGCCATAACAAGGCTATTGTAGGTGTCAATGCGACAACTAGAAGTGAACCAGTAAAACCTACAGCAAAGACTTTAGAAGTAAAAGATGACCATGTGGTATGGCATCCTGTGTTTTCTAAGGGAAAAGAAGGTATAGAAGTAGTTGATGGCATTGGCTGTGGAGTCATGCTCATTGACGCTTGTGTATTTAAAGAATTAGAGAAACCTTGGTTCTTCTTTGAGAAACTACCTAATGATAAGGTGCTTGGAGAGGATATTTATTTCTGCATCAAGTCATCAGACATTGGCTATAAGACTTATGTAGACCACGAGTTATCTCAAGAAATTAAGCATATTGGCTCATACCAATACGGATGGCATAACATAGAAATGGATTAATTATGGCTTTCACGAGTTACTCAGACTTAAAGACTACAGTAGCCAACTACTTAGGTAGAAGCGACTTAACTACTCAGATTCCTGACTTTATTCGCTTGGCAGAAACTCGTCTTGCAAGAGAATTGAGAACTCGTCAAATGCTAAAGTCAGCCACTGCTTCTATGACAGGTGGCGATTCTAAGATTGCATTGCCAACAGACTTTTTAGAAGTAAGAGATTTATACATTCAGGGTAATCCCAGAGTGCCTGTGTCTTATCTGTCACCTAGTGCCTTCACAAGAGATGCTAGGGCAGATGAGTCTGGCAAGCCAGTTTATTACACAGTATTGGCTTCTGAGTTCATGTTTGCTCCTATTGCAGATGGCACATACACACTAGAGATTCTCTACTATGCTAAACCTGCTGTATTGTCAGACAGCAACTCAAGCAATGTGTTCTTAGCTAATTACTTTGATGCCTTGTTATATGGCGCA